CCTGTTGAACCGCTGCCCATGAACGGATCTAATGTCGTTCCATTTGGAGGGGTAATAAGATTTATCAAGTATCTCATTAGGTCTGTTGGTTTAACTGTGGGGTGATTGTTGCCATTACCCTGTTGGAATAAGTCATCTTCATTATTGAATGCTACACCAATAGGTCTTTTGTTTTTTTCTTTCTCAACAATCAATCCTTCGTTCCTATCACTCTTTGATGTCTTGGGACAATAAAAAAATCTACTTGCTCCACCTTTATCTGAATATGTATTTTTTCCATTGTATCCTCCACCGAAAACACATTGTTGTGTTGATGATGAATATTGTAATCCTTCATAATCTTCTTTACCATAATTCTTCTTCCAACCATTTCCTCTTTCTCCACTCTGTTCGTCCAATAGTTGTCCCGCCTCTTCATCAAAGATTATGTTTGCTGGAAATCTACCACCATCATTTAATTCATTACCACTCTTTAATCCAAACATACTATGTTCCCCTGTTGCGTTTAACGAACCAGGTTTAGCACTTTCTTTGTCTGCTTCATCTCTAAATCCAATCCTTGAACCATCAATATTTATCCCACCTGTTCCATACTTCAATACATTCTCTGCTATGGATTTTTCTGTTAGGGGTTTTCTTGCCATCACTATTGGTTCGTGTGCTGGTTTGAGTGCTGTTCCCCAACCTTCCCAATCACTATTACCTTTGGTTATAGTTCCATCACTTCTTCCACCTTGAAATCCTAATGGTATTACATCACTCTCTGTGTTTCTATGATTTGGGTTATGACCTACCACTTCTCTATCATTACCTTCAATCTTGTCTATCGCTTTACCGATGTTATGTGATTTCGGAAATCCCGAGCCGTAAATCCAAAGTATTTGGTCTCTAATCTCAAACCCTGCGTCTTCAATAGCAACACCCATTCTGTGATATGTTCTACTATGACTAAATGCTAATAGATGTCCTCCTGGTTTCAATACTCTCAAACACTCACTCCATACTTCTGTCCTAAATGCTATGTCCCCTCCGTCCCACTCTTTCCCCATAAATCCTTTTGATGATGATGTATTAGTTGTAAGATGATATGGGGGATCTGTAACCACAGAATCTATTGAATTATCTGGTATTGTTTTCAGGACTTCCAAGCAGTCCCCTAATCTTAAATCTATTTTCATCTGCCTTGTCCTTTGTACCTTTTAGGTTTTTGGTCTTTACCACTAAACTTTTTTCTTGCTACCCCTTGTTTCTTTTTATTGAGTAGGATTTTTCTCTCGGAGGTATTACTTGTCTTCTTTGCCATCGATTGTCTTTTTAATTATTTCAATCTCAATCTTTTTATTTGAATCAATCTTATCTCCCTGTGTTGTAATATCAACCTTATTCTCTGCGTGATTCCATTCGTCTTTGAATCTATTCCTCATTACCAATGCGTAGAGGTTTGAGTTCATCTGTTTTGATGTTCCTGATCCGAATGCTTGTCTTGGTAATCTTGCCCACCAAGCGTGTGATAATGACCTCATAATAGAAACGGCTTCTGTAAATTCTGGTTCTTCAACCATCATTCGAGCAAATGTTTCATTGGATATATGTAGATAAACTTTACAATCTATGTCGAGTTGTCCTTCTGACCCCATCCTTGCCAGTTCCTCTTTCCAGTCCTTTGGAAATTGGTCTATTGATACCTTTGGTCTTCCAACAGGATTACCAGTGGGTTTGTAGTTTCTTCTAGCCATGTTGTAATTGTTGGTCTAATTTATTGATATGAGTTCTTAAATCATTCATACAAGGGATATCACAGTATCCATAGATTGCTGGTCCTCCTGTTCTCATTAGAAGTTGATATACAAAATCTCTTTCTACTTGTTTCTTATCTCTTGCGTTGATGTAATCCTTCGCTCTTATTACTTCCTCTATGGAGTAATTTAAGGGGGCGCCAGCAACTTGAATTACCTGAATTGGTGTTATCCCCTTCGGAACTATTTTCTGTTGTGTATTGGTCTTATTTTTACAATTGCACATTTCGTCTTTCTCTTAGTATTTTTCTAATTTTATTGATGTCCCTACTAACACTATTGAGAGGTATTGTTGTTCTCTTTGAAACTTTTGTAATTGAACACCCTTCTTCAATATACATTTCCATTAGTCGTTTGTAATACCAGTCTAGTTTATCTAATTCTTGATAAACCCATTCTAGTGTTATTATAGGTTCTTCCTCTTCTTCTAAATATTGTATTTCAATATCCCCAATCTCTGTGAATTGAAACTTCTTATATTGATGGTAGTAAGGGGAACTTTTAGAATTATAGTTATTACGGACGATGCGAGTAAAGAAGAATAGTTTTTCTTTATCTGGTATTGTTGGAACTTTTTTATTTAATAGGAATTGTTGAATAGATAATTGTAGTAGATCCTCGCTGTCATTACCGCGAGTGATTCTACTACATATTTTCTTTAATTCCTCGATGTTCTCTGTAATCCAACTATTCAGCAAAACGCTTCTGTTTGTTAATCTTTATTCTCTGTTTTTCCTTGAAGGATAATTCGTTGGAAGAATCTGTTTTTCTCATCGAAGTAATTTATTAAAGTTTCAAGGTGTCCTTGCTTCCGTAGTTTGATTACTTTATCTCTTACTGTGATTGGTGATACTTCCAATACTTTTCCTATTTGGACATTGGTAAGTAATGATCTGCGGCTGTCTGTGCTGTAAATGTCTTCGATAATTAAATCGTAGATTCTTTGTTCTGTTCTATTTGTGATTTTCATATTTATATGTTATTCAATAAATATAGTATCTATTGGTTAAAAATCAAGTTTGTTGATATAATATTTTCATCAATCTTTCATATAAATCTGCTGTTTCATATAATTCCATTTCTGTTGCTTTATCCCTCATCCATTTGAAGTATTCAACATAGAACATAATTTTATCTTTTTGGTATAACTCCATATTGACTGATATGAACTTTTTTGCTATATCATCTCTTTGTTCTTCTGATATATCAAAATAATTAGCATTGGGGTCTATTGTCCCATTGAATATTTCTGCGATTAGTTTATCTAAATTCATTATCATAAATATCAGTCCTTTATGAAACCTACAACTGGTGATTCTTCAACCTTATTTTTTGATTGTATTTTATCTTTAATATTTTGATGCTGTCTTTTCAACCATTCTTGATGTAATTGTAATCTTACCATTGATGATAATTTAGATTCATTACCTAATTGCCATTCTTCCATATATTCTATTAGTTTGATTTAAGCAGAGTTATTCTTCCCTATGTTTTATACCTCACCCAATAAGTTTCATAAGACCAGTTCAATTATTCCCCCATATCTTATTTATCCTTACTGACCTTTTTTGTAGCAGGTATGTCTCAATTTCCTATTTGGATTTATCCACCTGTAAGATCCATACTCTCGTTCCGTGCCGATTATACCCTCTGGACGATATTAAACTTTTTCCTGTCAGTTTAACTACAATGATAAATATAGGACTGGTATAAAAAAGATAAATATTATCTAAAAACTTTTTGTAAAATTGAGATATTTATTTATATGGGACAAAAAATATGTAAAACTTGTGGTATATCAAAACCTTTGGAACAATACTACTCATGTAAAAATTGTAATATGGGTCGTGCTGGTTCTTGTAAGATGTGTGTAATTGAAAAGAAAACCACACAAAAATTAGATGAGGGAAAAATACATCCCTTCAACAAAGAGTTTAGAAGATCTGAATCAAGTTGGTATTCAATGGCAGGAAGCACTAAACAAGATTATGATGATATGTATGAAATATTGTCTCTAATCGGTTATGATATTTGGGGTGATGTCCATCAGCAATTTTTGGATAGACATAATGTGAATGAGAAATACCCAATGAAATATAAAAAGAGAAAATACAATACTGACAACCATTATTTACCCAATGGAGAAGTGAATCCCGCATCCAAATCTGAGAGATACAAAAAAACCCCTACCGAATAGTAGGGGTTATCAACAACTCAAACACAATTCTCATCAAAATAATATTCTAATTTAACAGGACTTGACGCTTCCGAGTCCAATAGATATGACCATGTCATAAAGTCACGAACATATAACATATTGTATTCTTTGATAATCCACCAATTAGTATTTAACCAATCAGCATATCCATCGTCATCCATCAATAGGTCTTCGACAAATAAATAATCACCAATATCCATACGACCTCTCTCAATTTGAGATTCAAGAAATTCAATCAATCTTGATTTAATATTCTTCGCTAAGTTTATTTTCATATCTATTATTTTTTAATAATTTCTTCTTGTATTTCATCCCAAATACCATCCTCAATCATAATTTTTTTTGAGATTTTACGATAATTTTTTCCCGCCTCATTGAGAATAAATTTGTGGTCATCATTCCAATAATGTTCCGCACCATTTATAGTTTGAAAAACTATGTTGATTGCACAATTTATTCTATCGTCATCATCTTGGATAGAATTGACAAATTGAAATACTTGGTCTTGTAGTTCATCTAATCTGATTAGTTGTTCTTCTGTCATGTCAGTTATTATTTTTCGGTGAAATAATCGTTTGTTGTGAAATTGTGGGATGATGCGAGACCTACGATTGCGAAGTAGGTTTTGGTATCACCAACCCAATCAATGAACTTGATTTCTTTTTCATTGGAATCAATTTCGAGTTGAGAATTATTGTCCAAATACCAATAAACGCTGTCACCCATCTGTGTATCAATTCCTTGACCTAAAAATGCTGATACATTGGAGATAACCCAAATGTCCATTTTGTTTGTTTCGTTTTTCATGTGTCTGTGTGTTTAAGTGTGAAATACAAAGGTGGTGATTTATTCTGGATTTACCAAATCTTTTTGGATACATTCTGCGAGTTCAATATCATTCATTTCAAAATAAGATGATACGAAATGTTCATCAAAGAAAGTTTTTCTATCAACATTATCTAATTCAGAATCTTTTAGAACAAAATTTGTAATATTCATAATGGACTCATCAGATAATGTCAATCCTGAATTTTCATATCTTACAGCACAATATGCTGCGGTGTATAATCTAAATTGTTTTTTCATGTGTTTGTGTTTTATGAGTTTTATTTATTGATTACTTCGAATAGATTGTCTTGTGCAAATCCACATTTGATACCATCGTTCAAGATGTGTTGTCTGAGTTTTTTGTTGGTATCAATCTTCTTTACGGTCATGTGTAAATCATACAACATTCTTGGAAGAGTTGATGGTTTGTAATTTTCCAAGATGAACTCAGTTGTGGTCTGATGACCATTCTGATAAAATTCTAAATTTGCGAGTAATTGTGCTTTTGTCATTGTCTGTGTTTGTTTGATTGTGAAATACAAAGTAAGTGAATTAAAAATTGCCAGCCAAAAATAAATTAAAATATTTTACAAAAAAAAACCCTCACTCCAAATGAGTGAGGGAAAAAGGAAGACATGGCATATAGAATAACCTTTTTTTTGATGTCTTATCTATAAATATCAAATTTCATTGTCTTTGAATACTTCTTCAAAGTTTTTATTTTGCTCTAATTTGAAAAATTCATCAACCTTGTCTATCCATCTTCTATCACCAGATTCTATCCAAGAATAAAATCTATCACATAACCTCATAAATTGAGCCATAGATAATTTCAAATTATGTGAATCAACTAATGATTGAGTTGCTTTTAATGCTGATTGTCTCGCAATCACAATAGATGTATAATCTTTTAATACTTGTTGTGTGTTCATATTAGTATTTGTCTGCGAGCATCTCCTGATATGCTGCTTTAGTTTCAAGATAATTTTTAATGTAATCTTCTTGGTCTTGTAATTGTTTATTCATTACCCATTGTTGGTATTGAAAATCCATATCGCAAGGATAAATTTCTTCCTCCACGATGTCTTCAAGTAATCTCTTTGTCATTCCCATTTTTGTTATTGTTTATATTACAATTATAGTTAAAGTCCTATCGGTAGTCAAGTATAATACATAAAAAAAGTCAGATTTTTTAGGTCTGACTTTTTCACGGAATACAGGAAAAGTTGGGGGAGGCATTTTCAGTAGATTAAAAATGGGAGTAAATAAACTTGCTAAAGTTGAAATCCTCCCCCTGTAAAAATATACTAAATAGTATCTTGGTAATCAATAATAATTATTCACAATTTAATAATTGACCCATCGGGTCAAGAACAACAGTACCTGGTACGGTAGTTCCATCATAATCGGTGAATGCACCAGAAACTAAATAATTTCCATCGGATAATACTGTACTTGGCATTGAAAGCCAACCAGCATCATAACCAACACCAGTACCAGCGTTGAATGTTGTATCCAAAGAACCATTACTATTTAATCTCATAATAGACCCTACTGATGTTCCATTAAACTCATCAAAAACTCCTGATACAAAATACTTACCATTTGTTGGGGTTATATCTATACCAAATCCTCCTGATAAACCAGTTCCAACATTAAATGTGGAGTCATAAGTACCATTTGTATTTAATCTTGCAATATCCGCACCTATTGAAGCCCCCGAATAAGTACTAAAACTACCAGTACAAATTATCTTATTATTTTCATCTATTTCCATTCCATAAAGACCTAGTCCTCCACCAGTTGTGAAACCTGATAATTGGAAGGTACCATCAATAGTTCCTCCCGTAGTCAATCTAGCAATTGCTCCACAAGAAACACCACTCACACTACTAAACACTCCTCCAAGTAAAACTTTTCCGTCTTCTTGTAATCTAATTTGATATATTACATTATTAGCAGATGAGTTTTGGAAAGTTGAATCTATTGAACCATTACTGTTTAATCTAACCTGACGACCTCTTGATGTTCCTGAATAAGAAGTGAAATTACCACCTACTAATATTTTACTATCAGGTTGAACTACAACAGACCAAACAGTTGCGTTGAAACCAGTACCAATACCAAAAGTAGTATCCAAAGAACCATCTGTATTTAATCTAACTAATCTATTTCTTGATGTTCCATTATATTGTGTAAAGTTTCCTCCAACTAATATTTTTCCGTCTGATTGAAGTGCGATAGTTGTTGCTTCTGCGTTGAAACCAGTACCATATACAAAAGTATCATCAATACTAAAATCAGTATTTAATCTTACAATTCTATTAGCAGCCGTTCCATCATAAGATGTGAAATAACCAGCAAATAATATTTTTCCATCAGGTTGTTCCACTATTGATTCTGGTATGTCTCCACCAAATGCTCCAATAGAATAACAATCAAAATCAGGATCTGAAACGGACATAGTCAAACTATCTCCTGATTGAATTATTGGAGTTTGTAATGATATGAAACCTGACCCATATCTATCACTTGAATATAAGGTGTTATTCACAAAGGTATCAATCTGAGCATCTCCCTGTTGTAAGAACATCTCAATAGACCCAAAAGGAGACCCACCAGTATCTGTTATTGTTGTGTTTGACCCACTAATAAGGTCACCTTGAATTAGGGGTAAAGTTCCACCTGTAATGGTCAATTCCCCTGTAATGCTACTCGGAGTGGATATAGAAGTAATTACCGCTGCTGCCGAAGTATTTGATATTGCAAAACCCATATTTTTTTTATTTTTATTATTTAATTTATTTATTTAATCAGTAATTGGACCACCTATAACCCAAGCATCACAAGTCCTACTTGCCGCACACTTAAAGTCATACGCCTCACAATATCCCAAATCTCCTGCTTTAATTGAATCATAAGGATCCACTCCAACATCACCCAACCCCGCTGCGATACAATCCAATATTTCCTTTGTCTTCACAAAGAATACACAATTACCACATAACGCCTTTTTGGCATCATCAGGTTTTTGATTGAATCTATCAGCCTTTTCCTTCCAATAATCCTCATTTGGTAAGTTCGGGTCTAATGGACCATAATTGGCTTGGTCTATACACTTTTGTCTATTTTCAAGGTTCAATGGAATATCCAATGTTGCTGGTGGGCAATCTTGAAACTCCACTGGTTCAACCAATAAATCATCACTCATAACAATAGGTGTATTTGGAACTACAACACTTGACGCACATCTGGCATACGACTCTTTGTAATCTAATCCCTGTGCCTTCTTCTTGGCTATACAATCCCCAAGTATTGTTCCTTTTGTATCCTTCTCCCCAAACTCTTCCAAACGAGCCCAATACTTGTAATATGAGTTAAATGAGTTTAGACAGAAACCCATTCTGTCCTTCATATCTTTGAACTCTTCCTTCATCTTTGGATGAGCCGAACAACGCTGTAAATATCGTCCTCTGTTCTCTGACTTCTTAGGCTTCAATACAAATACCTCCACGGCTTCATTATAGACCGATACAGACATTTTCTCCTCTGCTTGGGTATAACATATCGCTGACGCTTGTTCTTGTCCGTATTCGTCTATAATTGAGGAAATACAACGGGACACAAACTGGTCTTTATCTTCGTCCTTTTTTCTTTGAGGTATGGGCATACTACAAGTTTATTTTAGATTTTAATTTTCTGTTTTCATTATGGAGTTCGTCAATCTTTTTCTCCAATTCCTGAACCTTTATGTTTAATGACTCAATTTCTTTTTTCAAATCGTCAATTATCTGTCTATACAAATTCACAGATATTTCAAGGTTTTTTAAGACCTGATTATCTGTGTCTGCTTGTTGTCTTCTACGACCTATAAACCATCCTGCTATCGCAGTCAATCCGTTTGAAATAAGTAATATTAAAGTTTCGTTCATTTCCTATAATTTAATATCCCCAAAGACAAGCGTATTCTGGTCCTGAATAATAACCAATACCTGCTCTCTGCATTCCTGATGCGATATCATAACCTGAGAACCTACCATTAGTCAGTTCTACACCTGAGAAGTAATTTTTACCCAAATGTGGCATCATTCCATTATTAGTTGAATAGTTGAATACCGCAGGATAAAGGTTAGAGTTCCAAATAATTTGTTCAATCATTCTTTGTTCAAAGAATTGAGATCTCTCAGAAGACCTCTCAACAAACCACTGCATCTCTTTTAATGTAATAGATTGTTCTGCCCCATTTACGATACCATTATTTTTAATTCTGCCCCATACGCTTGGCAAACATTCGCTATATGCCGCCCACAAAATAAGGGGCTGTGCGAAGTATTCTAAAAATTCAGTATCAGTCGTGCTTAAATTGGAGTTGATTACTCCTTCTAATAATTGTCGATAGTATTTTCCGCCGATGATATATTCGCATTTAGCCTGTTGGGCATAACTAATAAATGGTAATAACACCTGACTCGTTACATTTTGGTCGATATCGGTAAAGTTCTTTATCTTGGTCTCACTAACCAATAGAACATTTTGTGGAATTAGTCCTGACATATTTATATTAGAGTTTCATTTTTATCTTCATCAACAGCAACATCCTTATTCACATTGACTGTTTCAACAGGTGCTGCGTCAGGAATGGTCACCATTTCAAATTGTTTAATTTCTATTTCTGCTGGTTTCCCGTCTCTCAATCTCAATAACTTCTCGAACACACCCTTTATTTCACGCTGAAGTGGTTGAATTACAAGGTGTTGGAAGTGATCCTGTGCTTCTAAATGATCAGAATTTCCTAAAGATCCCGGAGTTTGTATCCCCAACAAATTCGCCGAGGAGACCTGATGCGATGTTAAAATCGATTCTTGAACCTTTTTTGCTAATTCAATAAACATGGTATCAGTTCCATTTGTCCCGATTGATGTGATTTCAGGCGCTTCCTCTTTTGAGTTAGCAAAGGTCAGCATCAACTTACCAGGGTTATTACTTCCACCATATTTTGCGGTAAGTGTCTCATAGATTTCATTGCGCTGCTCGGGTGCAGGAATTCCTGAGTTGAGAGCCACAAATAAAGATGGTTGTAATCCATTCACAATATTTGAGTGGAACCAGTTGTATATTTCTACCTCTGTCGCAATACTTGTAGCACCGCCCCAATAGGTTGGGCAAGCGTAGTATTCTGCGCCAGGAGTATGTGTTGTATAATAAAATACCTGAGATGGGTCATCAGCATTAAAATTCATCGATGGTAATTTTCTTGGTGGGAATTTTTTAACATTCGACCAATCCGAAGAATAAAAATAATTATTTACATGGTCGTTAATATCACTCCTCTCGGCTCTCAATTTTGATGTATCCATAGCATACATTTCAAAACCTAAATCTCTATCTCTTTTATAGACAATGTTGATAGCAAATGCTCCATAAAGAATAAAATCCAAAGTGCATTTGTTCCAAATATCATATAAGGAATCACCCAATGAATTGACCATCATAAGACGAGAATTCTCCCCGTCCTTCAACGATATTTCTTCTCCCCTAACTCCATACCACTTGGACATTATAGCCGCTCTGTGGGTCGGAGAACTGTTATAGAGACGGATTAGTTCTTGGGGAGCAAGGTTTGCGATACCATAAAACACCCATGGCGTTCTATTGTTGTATCCTGGCTGTTCTTCAATGATTGGTACTCGTGCTTGCTGTCCTTGAAACACTCTGAATAAATCACTATCTATTTTTTTTTCTTCCATATCTATAAATATATTATTTGTTGTGTTCCAACATCATTGAATCATCATCAGAATTAAACAAATTCATGTAAGGATTCATAATTCTGTGTATCTTGTAATCTTTTATATCCAAGATATCATCTAATTTATGATTATAGTAAATAACATAACCATCATTTAGAGAGAATGGACGCTCCCAATCTTTGAATGAATCAGTTATTACTCCATAGGTTTCAAAACAACTATCAACATCATCAAAATATATTACATCGTAATTACCAACTTGCATAGTTATATTTGGTTTTAAGATAATTTATTACATCAGCAAATTCGGTGCTAGTTAATTTTCTGTTATACACGATATATTCAAAGATTGTTAGATTGACAACTGGTGATGATACTGACGCACTTTCAATTTGTAAGAATGAACTTGCTGCTGGTGTTGCTCCTGATGAGTTTAATGATGCTGTATAAACATTAGATTTAATATCATAAGATGCTGTAAATACACCAGGTGTTCCACTCACACTATAAATTAAAGGTTGTCCGGCAACTGAATTAGATTGACCAGCAGATAATGAAGCAGTCCCAACATAAGTGGTTAAATATCTATTATTTCCTCCGAATAATTCATTTGTTTCAGTAAATGCTCCACCATATACACCACTTGTATTATTAGACAACCATTTAGCCACCATGAATGTGGTAAGTCCTGTATATGTGGTTGCACTAAATGTTCCAAATAAGTCATCTTGATTTAGGAACTCATACGCCTGACCTGAATATGACCCCAATGAAGAGGTTACAAGTTGTGGTTGGGTTGCGACATCAGAGTTAGTTAAACCAGTTCCCAATAGTCCTTTATTACCCCAAGAGGACACAGTTGCATTCTCTGTTGATACATACCAATGTTGTAGATTACTTGTTGGTATTAGAGGTGTTGAACTCGGTGTTGGAGTTGGTGTTCCTGTTGATGTCTGTGTTGGGGTCTGCGTATTTGTTGGTGTCACAGTTGGAGTTTGAGTATTCGTCGCTGTGATACTTGGAGTCGGTGTTTGCGTAGGACTAGCCGTTATACTCGGAGTTGGAGTATTTGTCGGTGTCTCTGTATTAGTTGGTGTCTGAGTTGGAGTTTCAGTATTAGTAGCCGTTATACTCGGAGTTGGAGTATTAGTCGGAGTTTGAGTATTAGTAGCGGTTATACTCGGGGTTGGAGTATTTGTTGGGGTACTAGTATTAGTTGGCGTTGATGTCGGTGTTCCTGTTGGCGTTCCTGTTGGCGTTGATGTCGGTGTTCCTGTTGGAGTAGGAGTTGGACAGATAACTGGATATGTAATATAACCTCGTAAATTTTGACCTGATACAGGGAAACTAATACCACCAATTTCAATCGAACTACCTGATATTGATGAAAATAAATTAGTGCTTCCCCCAACCCAAGTTGATCCAGAAGATAAAATATTACCTGCCTGTTCCATACTATGCCATCCTTGTAATGATCCTGCTGTAGTGAAAAGAACATAAACAGTATTGATATCACCACCATTTGGATATTGGAATATACTATAATTTTTACCATCAGGAGCAGTTCCCAAAACAACATATCCTGAGGTTGTAAAATTACTTACAACATAACCTGATTGGAATGTTTGACCTGATGCTAAATATTGTCTGTTGTATATTCCATTATCAAAGAATAAACTATTAGAATTAGTCACCGTAAATGATTCAGGACATACTGGATTTGGGGTGATACTCGGAGTTGGTGTTGGAGTAGCAGTATTGGTTGGAGTATTAGTTGGAGTTTGGGTATTAGTCGGTGTTACAGTCGGTGTTGGTGTTTGAGTAGAACTTGCAGTTATACTCGGAGTTGGCGTCTGTGTAGGACTAGCCGTTATACTTGGAGTTGGTGTATTAGTCGGTGTGGTAGTCGGAGTTGGAGTTGTTGTAGATGTTGGGGTTGGAGTTGGGGTATTTGTTGATGTATTAGTCGGAGTTGGTGATGGTGGGTTCAACTCATTTGGCGCGAATATATAGTTTGAGTTAAACTCATTGTCTGATATGAACTCAACATAGTAATCATTTGTGGTGTTTGCTGATGATACAAGTACAATCGCTGTTCCATATTCAACAGCACCATCTGATAATGCAGGATTTAAGTTTCCCGATCCAGCAGGTTGCTGTGAGATGGAGTAGTTATACTGCCCTTCGAACGGGAAGGCAATCTCACCAACACCAGTTCCTTCAATAAATTCAAACTCATCATATCTGCTTCTTGAAACAGATATATCAGTCGGAATAAATCTAACTTGTTGTTTAGAAAAAATGTGTGTAAAAGAGAATAACCACTCAGGATTTGGAATCGTTGAGTTTTGTGATACCGTTACAACAAGGGAATTTCTCTGTTTGGTTTTGATTATCAGCATATCAATTAAATATAACATGGGGAGTGTTTGCTCCCCATGTTGAATATTCATTTATTATCCTTGAACTGTGATACCCTGAGCGATTGATGCTAAGGAACCAGATAGTTGATTCATAGGATTTGGTTCGAGATATTGGAATGTCATATTGTATCCATTCGCATCACCCAATGCTTTACCAGTTACTGATGTACCAGCACTGATGAAGCAACCATAGGTTTGACCCAAATAGAAATATTGACCGTTATTGTCTTCCGCCACAATTGCTAATCTCTGAGATTGAGCAAGGGTCTTCAAGATGTTTCTCTTGTCTTGACCAAGTTTGTTGAAATAAGTTACGATTTCCCCCTGGTAGAAAACTGTACCATTTTCTAACGAAGCATTCACTGTTTCAGTTAGTTGTGATGAAGTTCTAATAAGTTGGAATTCATAAAATGTTCCTGTTCCTGATATTGCGGTAATAGTATCTCCTGAGTTTTGAGTTAGAGAAGTCACATTTGTGTAATCTGTGATCCACAAAGTTGAAAGTCCCCCTGTATTATCCCTACATCCCAATAAAATTCCGCTAGTTAAATTACAAGCCATTATATGTATAGTTATATTTTTCTGTTTATTTTTATAATTGGGGGGAATTACCCCCCCAAATAATATTTGGTTTATGATAAACCGTTCGTTACAAAAAATTGTGGAAACGCTATTGCAGTTCCTAATTTCCATGCAACCATCATTCTTACCTCCTGAAAATCTTGCGACCACCACGCTCTGTAAGAATCTTCATCAGAAACTAAGTCAGTTCCTACTAAGAAATACTGTTGAGGACCTAATACGATTAGGTTAGAACCATTCAAACCTGGAACTCCTACCACTCTGTAATTAGTTTGTGGGTGGAAGATTGTATGAACAGAACCTAATTTATTTACAGATGAGTCAATGTAGAAGTTATTCACATTTCTAACAGCAGTCAAGTAACACTTAAACTGTTGTTCGCTCATGAATATTACGATGTCCTCGCGAGAATAAATGTTTCTATCCATAGCGTTAATCAAGTTATCAACCTGAGCCAAAACAGAGTTTGCTTTTTCAACAGCAGAAGAACCTGTTACAGAACATAATGCAGTTTGACCTGTCAATGCTACAACACCAGTAGTTCCTGACAAAAGTTGTCTAAAACCAGAGAATGTTGAAGTTCCTGATGTAGCATTCCACAATAGGTCTTCGTTGTATCTCTTGATTTGTCTTGTTTGAAGGTCGATTATAGCCTGTTCAAATGGTGCTTGTTCGTTATAAGAACCAGCGTTCAAATACTGACCCAACCATAATGTGTTGAGTTCCTGT